GGGGAGGTGGAACTTGGGGTGTAAATAACCGCATTGGCATTAGGAATGCCGTTAGATTTTACAAAAACTGAAGAAGCGCCGCCGTAGCCAGCAGTGTTTGCCGTCGTTGTGGCAATGTTTAGCGCGGCTGACTGAACCATCGCCATAGAACCCACGTTACGAAACGGGCCAAAACGATTGTCGCCAGACAGTACTGGGCCTTCAAATGTAGAACGTCCCATGATGGAACTCCTTGTGTAGTAGCACTAACCTATACCGTCTCTACTAAGTCTGCTGGGGCAGTCTGTATAGGCAAAATCCCAGAAAGGTGAAACAGGAGGGGCGTTTAAACCCCTCCCTTGAATCATACTACATTAGTAAGAACCCGAAGCCCCGAAGATGCCGAGGGGATCAGAAAAGCCAAAGCTGTAACGCTCACGGCTCTTGTATCTTACGTTGCCCGTATCGAAGTCACCGTCCATTGAGTTCTGGAGCGGAGTGCGGACAAAATGCTTCAGACCATTCGGCACATCAGTCGTCAAGAACCACGCATTGGTGTCGGTCAGGAAGTGGTTAACAGCATACCCACCCGGAATCGAACCATTGTTCTTCAACGCATTGACATCGTTGTTGTTCGTGCCAACACGCAGTTCCGTTTCCAGAAGACGCGTACCAACAAACATCAACGCCGGGGGCAGGATCAGCTTGACCGGTTTGGCGGCGATCAGCAGACTGCGCTCATCAACCCAGCCAGCGATTTGAATGACAGCAGCCTCAAGCGAGGTTTCATTCAAGTCGGCGGCACCACCCGTATTGCTGTTCACACCACCCGAAACCAACGGGTGCGAAGCCGAACACAGAACCACGCCGTCACCACCAAGCTGAATGCTGGAAAATGCGTTGTTCAGCACTGCCGCAGCTTTGACTTGTTTGGTGTAGGCCATGGCACGAGCCAGACCTTTGGTATAACGCGCCGAGAGGCTGTCATACAGGTTATCTTCAACCGCTTCTTCAGTGATTGAGAAACCCAGAGCGATGGTTTCGTGTTGGTAACGAGCCGTCCACGCTTCCTGTGCGTTGTCATACTGGATAGCGTTACCTTCGTTTTTGACCGGAGCAGCCGAAAAGCCCGACAGCTTGGTTTCTTCTTCAAACGAACGCTCAGAGGTTTCAACATCGAAAATCTCTTTGTGTTCTTCGCCATACTTCTTGTACTCAAGACCAAACAAGGCGTTCAGGCCCGGAAGGAGTTCTTTAAGTAGCTGTGCGCGTGAGATAGCCATTGTTCATTCTCCTTAGATGCCAGCCGCGCCGCGATACATATGAACAAGACCAGTCCAAGTCACCAGAACTTCGGTGAAAGAACCAGCAGCGTTCACGGTATCAGCAACAACGTCGATGACTTTAAGCGGCAGGGTCGTAGCAGTGCCAGTGGTGGAAAGGATTGCTTGTTTGCTGTCACCGGTAGCAGTGCTACCCAGATTAGCAACCCAAGCCGCCGTTCCGCCAACCAGACCAGCGCGGTTAATACCACTCATAACCGTCGTGCCGGAAACAATCGCCACCTTCATGACCAGATCAGGATCATCCGCAACGTACGCGGTGATAGCCGAAGCCGTGTCAACGGTGCCAGCAGTCAAGGCCGGGAAATACTGACCATAAACACGTTGGCTGGACGAGTTGATGTAGCTGCAACCCATGAAAATACCCGCAACCTGAACCGCAGAATCAGTCAGAGTCGCGTTGTTGATGCATCCGTTTGACGACATGATTACGATGTCACCAAAGAAGATTGCCGTGCCATGTGCGGAAGCGATTGTCATCTGACGGGTAGAACCCGCGTAGACTTGACCGCCTAGCAAATTGACCGGCTTGAACCCGTACGGGGCGTCAATAGTCGGATATGCCATGTTTAACTCCTAAAAGGTTTATCTAAGTTATTTTTTGCCGCTACCGAACGTCACAGACGACCTGTTTTCTTTAAACAAGGGCATACGTGCGTCGTTCTGCTGCATAAAACTGTTGTCTACGGCGGTTACCTGATCAGCGGCTGCTTTTTGGTAATACGCTGCGCGTTGTTCCATAAATTCTTTAGGAATTTTGCACAGCAAAAGCCCACCAATTTCGATATTGCCTTTGAATCTACTGTTAGGGTCTGAGTAAGCGAACATTTTCGGTTGACTCTCCGATTTTACGGGTTCCCAGCCTTCACGAAATTTTGCAGACACATTCGTCGGGTCAGCTTGACCCAAGAGTGCTGTTCGTATCCACCTGAAAGAGTAGCCTTCTTCCGGTTCAGGGGTGGGCAATAGCGTCGGTGACTGCCATTGTTTGACGCGCTGCGTAGTTTCACGAGTATCTAGCTCACGAGCGAGACGATTTTCAGCCATTATGCATTCTCCAGTTTCATTAGTTCACGGGCATACGACTCATTAGTTAAGCCTAGCTTCTTCGCCAAGTTAACCTGCGTTGCCGTTAATCTCACTTGCCTAGGCGCGGTAGACCGCGTTACTGGAGCCACATTACTGGTCGGTTTGCGCGGGGACTTAGATTCTGAGTCTTTGGTCTCAGTTTCTGCTTCCCGTGTTTGAGGTTGTTCTTCCTCGTAATACTCGGGGAATCTCTTCCTCATTGTTGCATCGACACGCTGGTAATAATCCTCGCTACGAGGGTCAACACCAGACCGGACTAGCTTTTCATGCAAACCAAGGGCGGATGCGGTCATCTCCGGGTCAGCGCCAAACCAAGAGTTGTCTTTACGCCATTCTTCGGCTTTGGGATCAACGGCTTGCGGCGTTGCTTGAGTCTGTTGTTGAGTTTCTACACTACTTTCTTGAGTTTGTAAAGCGGGTTTATAGTTCTGGTAGTCACGCAGTTTCAACTTGGCGTCGGTCATCTCTTCTTGGGCGTCTGCAATCGAAGAAGAGTCCCCTGATTCGTACGCCTGTTTAAGATGTTCTTTTGCCGCTGCCAATTCAGCATTTGCAGACTTAGTAACCTCGTCCACAAACATCTTCTCGCCGTCTCCAAGCCTTTGTTTTAGCTGTTTATTTTCATTAGCATAGGCTTGGGTTATACGAAAAGCTTCTTCCCGCTCACGCGTAGCGGCTTCTTTCTCACGGCGCTCGTCGTGCCAGACCTTCTTCATCTGGGCTAGGCGGGTCTTCACCTTGTCCGAATACTCCTCAAGATCGTCCTTTTCCAACTCGTCTACGATCTTTTGGGGCATCTTTTCCCGCCCTTTGTCTTGCGGCGGGGTGTCATCAATAATTTCAACCTCCAAATCAGGTTCTGCTTCCTGAGTTACCTTGGGGTCTTCCACCTCATCGGGGAATTTATACGTTGCTTCAGCCATGAGTTTCTCCTTATGCGCGAGCTATGCCGCGTGGGTCTTCGATAACACCTTCAACCATGTCATCACAAATCATGCGGAATTCGCGGTTATGAATCTTGATCCGTGAACCCGTGTTTGGACGTACCAAAACAAAATCACCCTGCTTGCACCACGCGCCACTAGGAAACTTCTTCTCATCCTTGTAGCAATCGGGGCCAAGCGAGACAACAAACAGCACTGTCGTCAGGCGCTCTTCATACGACACGGTGACATCTGCTTTAGCAATACCGCTCTCATACGTTCCATCAATCTCAGGGATCGCACAGAGCATGTGATACCCGGATGGTTGCGGCAACTGCTTTGCTTTAAGCTCTGGCGTGTCTGGCAGAACTGTGGATTGCTCTGGTTTTTCTGCGTCTTGCCCTATAAGAATCTCACTCATCTGCGTCTGTCTCCATACGTTGTGCAAGGTCTAATAGAATTTCCTTTGCAAAGCCAAGACCCTGAATGGCTCCACAAAGTTTTTGATACTCGTCGTAGTTCTTGGCAGCACCCCTTCCAAGGTGCTGTTCTATTTCTATGCGCCGTTCATCAAGTTTTGACTTGATGTATTCCAACTCATTGGCGTAATTCATTAGACCTTAGGCTCCTTGTTGGTTGAAGTTGCGCTGCGCGTCTTGTTCTCTCAGGCGAATGTCGTCTGCTTTGCCAGCGGCGTTTACCATTTCGCTATGCTTCTTTAACTCTAGCTCTTCTTCTTTGATGCGAATCTCGTCAGCTTTACCCGCAGCGTCCATCTTGTCTTTTGCTGCTTTGCGTTGAACCTCGGACTCTTTGATCTTGAGTTCCTGTTGCTGCATCTGAACCAGCGGGTCTTGTGATTGCTGTTGCGCCTGTTGCTGTTGCGTTTCAGCGGTGTTCTTCTGAAGCAGTTTTTGTGCAGCTTGAGCTACAAGTTGTGCAAGTTGCGCTTCAATTTCTGGCGGCAACTCTTTCACATCTTCGTCGTCTACGTCCTTGTCCTTCATCGGGGGCAAAGCTGCACCAAGCATTTTCTCAATCTCTTTGCGGTATTGGAATGCAACGTGTTCCATAACGTGAGATTGTGCTGCCGCTTGTATGGCCTGTGCTTGTGGGTTCTGACCCATGACTGCTGCAATTTTAGGGTCACGCATTGCTGTCATATGCACAGCCAAGTGTGCTTCGTGGTCTTGAATCAAGAAAGCTTTGACCGGCTTACCGCGCATGATGTCCATGTTCTCAGTTACAGGGTCAACCGGCTTCATGTCCTCTATCGTCGGCACAATCTTGGTAGCGTTCTTTACACCCAATACTTCAATCATCTGCCTGTGCAGAACCGGCAAATCGTATATTTGCGGAGCATCCTTTGCCAACTGCATGACAGCCTGATACTGCACAACCCGCTGGCTCATGGTTGACGCGTTAGGGTCACTGACCGGTATGACATCAACCTGATCGTAGTCAGACTGCTTGGCGGACTTGCTGCCCATCTCAGGTTGGTAGGCGTAATCCTTTGGCGTATTGTCGCGGATGATCCCAGCCAGCAGCCGGAACTCTTGCTTCATCGTGTAGTGAATACGCGCTTGAACCGCACTCATCACTTTCAAGGCTCTTTCAAGGATTGCCAGCGTCGTGCCTACCGGCGCTTGTGCCGACATATCAGATATCTTCATATCCGCTGTAGCCGCGAAGCGTTGGGCATCGGCAACGATCTTGTCCATCAACGCCAGCAATACTTGACTTGGCTCTTTGTATGGCAGCGGGAGAATGTTGTCCCTGATCGCACCAGACGGTAGGTCTACGTCGCGGAATTCACCCGGAGCTATGGGTGTGTCGTCCCCTTTGATCCGCATCCCCCGCGCTTTGAGACCGCCCGGAAGGTTAGACAGAGTTCCTGCATCGACCAACTGCCTCATCAAGGACGTAGCGGCTTTAGCGTGACCACCGATCAAGTGAATCAATCCAAAGTAGTAGAAGCCAAAGCCCGGAATGTATCCGTAGTGGACGAAGTGCTGACGACGGAACTTCAGCTTGTCGTCTTGCAGCCAGTTGCGACGAACTGACAGAATGGTGCTAGTTCCCTTTTCAATCGTGATGACATACGGCAACGCGATACCCGTAGGTTCGTTATCCTTGTCTAAGTCTTCGTATCCCGCCAGATCAAGGTCAACGTGCATTTCCAAAAGCTGGAAGCGGTTATCGACAGTGGCGCTGAAGCCCTGCTCTCTGGCCTTCTCCTTTTCAACTTCGTCCATCACCATCACGGGGTCGCCAAGGTCTACATCACGGTAGAACCCAGCCACTTGAAGGCGGCGCAGTTCGTTATTGGTCTTCCGCATACGGTGTGTAACCCGCTCCGCGCTCTCAAGGTTCATCGCGCCATAAGGCACAATAATGTCTTCAGCCGGGATAAACGATGCGGTCTGCCTGTCTAGTGCGGGGTCAAAGTAAATCTTCTTGAAGGCATTACCGGAGAGGCAGAGGGAGAGAAGCAGACGCTCATGCTCGGGTCTGTATTCCCGCATCACATCCGTCAACTCGTAGTTCATGTCCTGCTCAACCCTGAGAGCCGCTTCCTTCTTCTCTGGAGTTTCTTTACCGATGATTTTAGTCCTGACCGGCCCAGCAGCGGGGAAGGTCTCCATGATGGTCTCGGACTGGAACTTGACTGCACTCTCCATCAACATGGGGTGAAACACACCACAAGCTCCGGGCCACGGCTCAGTCCTGTCTTCATGTTTCAAACCCAGCAGCTTCAAGCCCTTGACATAGACATCCAGCCAGTCTTTACGCGATGTGATGTCTGTGTCGTAGTCACCCAGTAGTTCTGAAGCTAGGGTCTGGAGTTCGTTCTCCCCCATCTCTTCTGCAAGGTTGGCGTCAAAGTCATCTTCCTCGCCCTTGCCAATCTCCAACTCAATCCCGCCAATCCCAACCTTCACCGATTCCGGGTCTTCAATCTCAATCTGGATATCCGGTTCATCTTGCAGGGCATCCAGACCTTGAGGGGCTTGGTATAGTGCTTTATCTATTGCCATGATTTTTCCTTGAAGCAAGGTTAGTTTTTGGATTGTATTTGAACGCTGATACAGGTGCGCCGGTCTTCTTGGAAGCCCGATCTTTTGCACGTTCTTCAGCGGTCATGGCGTTACGTTTTGCGCCTTCCGCAGTAAAGGTCTTTCCATCCGCTTTAAGCTGTCCCCGCTTTTGCAGTATAGTTATAGCGGACTCCCGTGACCCAACTTGGGCTGATAGCCGGTCGATCAACTGATTCTTGCCCATGAACTTTTGTGTAGCCATCAGTAATACCCCGCGTTGCGTTTGCTCTTAAAGAGCCTGACTGGGTCGGGTTCGTCGATGGGTAACTTTACAAAGCCCCCACTTCTAAACCGCATCAAGGCCAGCGTTGTTGCGTCCACCAAGTCATCATGATCCCCTGCGGGGAACGACGCCACTTCATCAACCACTTCTTCTGCCCAGCGTGTCTCAGGTGCCCAAACCATTCCTGACTGAAACAGATCAGAGACCGAGTTCAATCTGCTGATCTTGTCGTTACCCTTACTCGGGGTATATTCCTGAACTGGTATACCCATCGCCCGAAGCTCATATATAAGTGGTGCGCCAGACGCCTTTTTCTCCACGATAAGAGTCACGGGGGCATCCCGACTCTCCCAAGACCGGTAGTGTTCCAGCGCCACTTTCTTAAGCTCCGGGAACTCCATACGATCTTTAAAGGAGTCCAGCAATATTATATTAGCACTACCCGTCGTTGGTTCGTTTGGTTCTTTCTCAGGCCACCAGACGCCCCACGTCGTACAGGCGCTAAAGTCAGCACGGTTGTGCTTCTCAAAAGCCGTGTCCCATGACTGGATTATAAACTCGCACTGCGGAGGGCGTTCTTTAGTCCACCATTTCCACCACTCGCGTTTGACAATTGCCCCCTCCTCCGAGGTGGGGTTTTGCATATACTGCGCCGACCACTGGTAGGCTGGCATCGACGCTTTGGTTCTCAGCAGCGCCTCAAGTGACCATTGTTCAGGCCAGAGGGATTTCTGCACTATTTGAAGGTCGCCCTCCTCGTCCATCTCCTCCTTATCTAATATGGCAGGAAACTCCACGACCTCATACTGGTCGGAGTCCTCGTTCATCACCATGTCCTTGACCACCCTGCCCGTCAAGTCGTTTAGCGCCCAGCGGGTCTGCACGATGGCTACCCGTCCCCCCGGCATCAGGCGCGTCCGCGCCCCGCTAGTGAACCACTCGTACGCCTTATCGAACACGTCGAGGTTGCCGTTGATGATGTCCTGCTCGTTGTGTGGGTCGTCAATAAGTAATAGGTCTGCACCACGCCCCGCGATAGCACCGCCAACGCCAACGGCGAAGTATTCTCCCCCATGATTGGTATGCCAGCGTCCCGCGCTCTTTGAATCCTGAGACAACTCCACTCCATTTTTACCCCCAAATATCGCCTGAAATTGCTCACTTGCTATCAAATTTCGCACTTTCCGGCCAAAATCCACAGCCAAATCTGCTGTGTGGGACACCATCATGACCTTCTGGTCAGGGTGATTACCTAAAAACCATGCGGGAAAGTAGTAAGAAACTAAGTGGGATTTACCAAAACGGGGGGCAATATTGACTGCAATACGGTGTTTTACCCCATTTGCGAGGTCTTCCAGCAATGCAGCCAGCTTTTTGTGGTGTGCGCCTATCTTATAAGCGGGTTCAATAAACTTTACAAAGTCCAACAGGGTGATTTTGGCCTTCTTGATGGCCTGACGGGTCTCCCACTCCTCAATTAACCCCAAAACTTCTTCTTTTTGCCTTGGGGTTAGTCTATGCAGGTTGGCACGGAGGTATTTGAGCGTTTTTTCGTCCAAAGGCATGGGCTATGTCTTTCTCAAACTTCTAAACGACTGAGTAGCCCATCAATTTCTTCTTCATGCGCGGGTTCCAGTATCTCTTCCGCGTCCTCTGCATCCTCTTCGTCCACGACTTCCGCCATGCCCATATACTTCTCAAGCTTTTTGGTCAACTCAAGCTCCAACTCATCGTCGGTCTTGGTCTTATGCGTAATTTCAATGCGGTCTGTGAACAAACCCACATCCTTCATCTTGCCCAGAAGCTCCAGCGCACGTATGCGAATCTTGCCGTCCGGGTTTTCCGCTTCCAGCAGCAGCTTGTTCTTGGTGAACTCCCGTATACGCACGGAGCTATTGACTAACTCGTAATCATATTCCGCCAACATCTGATCCAGATGCCGTAACGACGCGTTTGGGTAGTGAGCAAGGGTAGACACCGTAGCGGAATTGGTGATTTGCGCTTTGGGCGGGGCGGTAATAGCCGTAAACATATCCCGTGCAAGCTCCTTTTCCTCTTCGGAAGCGGGGGTGTCGTCGGGGAACAAAGCCTTTACCGTATTACAAGCAAGCCTTGCCCGTTCAAGCACCGACAGGTCAGACATGCTGACGCTGCCGAAGGGTACTTCTTCTTCAGGGGTAATAAGCATTGCACGGTATATAACATATTGGTTGGAAAAAGAAAAGGAGGTATGGATGTTATAGGGGGGTGTTTCTATATAGAGGGGGGTGGGGGTGTGGGAGGTAAAACTTTTGTGACGGGGGGGTTAGTGAGGGCTAACTAGGGGGTGGGGGGGTCTGGAAAAAAGTGGGGATTATTTGTGTAAAACACAGGGAAGGGGCGAGGCTAGGAGTCCCAGATTAAAATTGGGGGGTCGGGTGGTAGTGGGTCGCGGCCTGTGGGGTGTCGGACATTGTCCGACATCACCTATTGACAAGTCAGCCAGTATATGAGACTATATGGTCACTGGGTCAAGTGACTCAGCGCAGCAAGCTCTTTAAACTCAACTGGAGAAACAACATGGCAAATGCCAAATACAGCACTGAAGAACAAGTTTGTATTGACGCAGCAAATGGCGTTATCAACGGTAGCAGCAGCTTAATGGATGCCTGCCGAGCGTTCAAAGGTGAGCCTGTCGAGTTCCTGAAGAAGGTCAGGACGTTTACGATCAAAGGCGAACTCAAAGTGGTTTCGGTGCGCGATCTGCGGAAAGGCGATGAAGCGCAGAAAAAGGCTGCTACGCTGTTCGATACACTGTCAAGCTCTTTTCGCCGTATCAAGGATGAGAAGAGAACACCGGCAGAAAAAGTTGCGGCGGAAAAGGCCGGTAAAAAGGCAAGCGCGAAGCGAAAAGCTGATGCAAAAGCAAAAGTGATTGCATCGGTCGCGGAAAGCCCCAAAGCGGTGATTAAGTTTGCTGAAGTGCAGATCGCACTTTTGCAAAAGAAAGAAAAAGCACCGTACGACCTGCTCAAAGCGGTCGCAGCATGGCAAGCGGTAGTCGAAGTCTACACCGTCAAGAAGTAGTAACCCTAGCCTCCCACCCGAAAGGGTGGGGGGTTTTTTTTGCCCCGCGAAAGGGGCGCGTCGCCAGTTCTTTCTTGGCGGGTGGGTGAGCGGGTGGGTGAGCGGGTGGGTGAGCGTGAGGGCGGGTGAGCGGGTGAGCGGGTGGGTGAGCGTGAGGGCGGGGGAGTGGCGGCGCTGTAGAAGTTGTCAGAGTGTCGGACATTGTCCGACAGGCACGAAGCACCCAGTATCCGGCTGCGCCGCAGGGAACTGGCGAGGCTAGGGTGTCGGACATTGTCCGACAGGCACCAAGCACCCCGAAATGGGGCTGAAATATGTTGGAAGTGTTAAATATGATATGTATCATAAGTTACGGTATGTTTCAGCACGTTGACTACATATCTTTGCACAAAAAAGAGGCAGTTGGTGTAGAGGCACGAGTGTAGCTAACTTACTGATCTATATAATAATAATAATAAATAATATATATATAAAAGGGGGTCTAAAAATGACTACAAATAGATATGTAGTCAATGTTACAGGTTTTTTTTCGAGATACGGCTACGGCAGATTTTCCCTTTTACATTTGACTTTATACACATCAATTGTAACAAATTGTAACAAAACACCTAAAGCTCATGATTTCCTATGATTTCTAAAAGTAAAAGGTTTCGAAAACACCGCTACGCAAAAACAGAAAACACGTAACATTGACTACATATCATCTAACCCCATGATTCCATTCCGAAACATTTGTAGCGGCTCGCAACTACCTTTAGCCACATTTGTTACACAGTTGATTTCATTACCTTTTCCCCCATTTACTATATGTAAAAAACTTGACATTTGACTTTAGACGTGATATAATGGGCGCGTAGTAAATAGGAAATGAAAAACAAGCTGAATACCGCGAACATTCAGGGCGGGTGCAAGGGGCGTCGGACAATGTCCGACAGCAACAAGAGGCACTCTGGGGCAAGACCCCAACCCAACGCTCTTTTTACAATTTGGAAGTTTTACCTGATGCCAACACATATGGTGTGGGGCGCGTGATTCATCCGGGCGTGTAGCCTACGCGTATCCAGACCCTGCCGTGGAAATAGTAGCTCGTTGTGTAAATGTCCCTGCAACCGCCAAAGAGACACCCTGCACAGTCGTGACCTATAACGAAGCGGATAAAAAGTGGTGTGTAAACCGTCATCGTATGTAATGTCATCAGGTGCAGTAGGTATCAGCTAATTTAGAGTCGTTGGTCAAGGCTCTGCGCGGTGTAGCATGACAGGCTCCCGCGTTTGATATCCCTGCATGGCTAGCTTGGGTAACCCCCACTGGTAGAAACGCCAGAGCCTAAACAAACACCGACTAAGCAACACCGACCAATTACGGGTGCAGGTCGCACCCTGCGGGGCATAAGAACTGGCGACTGTCGGACAATGTCCGACGCCTTTATTTTGTGCCTCTCAGGTTGCGACTTGGTTGCAACATCATCGCAGCATAGCTTTTATTACACTGACTTTTTTATAGGAGATTCAAATGAGCATCAAGACATTGCAGGAAGCAATCGCATACGCAGTCCTCAACAAGAACGAGCAGATGGCAGTGGCGTTGCAAGCCGCGCTTGACCGACTGACTAAATAGGAGAGACACCATGCCTAACGACAACGACGAGCCGCGCTACATACCCATGTGCAGTTGCGGGGAAGAGATACATGAGAGGCGCTACGCACTGGGCTACAAGCTGTGCCTGTGGTGTGGCGAGGAGGCAAGCAAGGTAGCACGAGCAACGTGGTGCGTCGTGCCGATGCACAAGAGCAACTACATCCTGTCAACCGACAGGAACGACTTGGTGGGTATTAATAACAAGGGAGGGCTGGTGAGATGAGCAGTGATGACTTGCAAGCAGTAGAGCTTTACTACGTGGTGGGTATCGGTGGTGTCTATTACGGCACCAAGATGCAAGCAGAAGCGGAGGCGCGTAAAGCGTTTCCGGATGAAGGTGCGGACAAGCGGTATTCCCGTGTGTATTACAAAACCTTTTATCAGGAGGTGTGAGATGGACAAGATATCGAAATCGGTAGGGAAAGAAATCGCGGGAGTCACGCTGCTCGACAGCAGGTTGCATTTTGTCTTTACGGACAAGACAGAGATTTACATAACTGATAGCGCACGGTTCTGCTGCGAGACACGTTACATGACCACGGACGACGAGTTGGATTCGTTCGTTGGGGCAAAACTCTTTGGGCTGGAGGTTAAGGACGCGCCGGGTATGGATGATGCAGATGGAGTTGAGGTGCAGTTCCTTGAAATTCAGACGAGCAAAGGTGCGCTCACGATGGTGAACCACAACGAGCATAACGGGTATTACGGTGGGTTTTGCATCACGGTAGAGGAGGTGTGAGATGAGTAGCGAGTACTTGATGTTATTTGTGTGGGCCATAGGTGTATTCACTGGATGTTTAATTACGTGGTTCTTTATGACAGGAGATTTAAAATGAGAGAGCATCTGAGATACGTAGCACCGAAACGCAGCGTCATCGGCAGTTGGAGTCACAGCGCGTGGAGTTATGAGTTGCTCCCGACGCGTCGAGCCATCTGCAAGGTGGTGGGCTTGGCAATTGCCAAGACGGGGGTGATGAAGACCAAGCCCCTGAACGCCACCGCCGTGGTGCAGACCATCATTGACGAGGAGATACTGCGGAAGAATGGGCATCCGTTTGGCATCGTTGACTTGTTGGTGTCCCTGCTTGGGGATATTGGTGTTGCCATACAACGGGACACTGACCGCTTTGGCGCACAGCATTGGCAGCAGGTGCCGTGGGCAGGTGAGGGTTGGTTCAAACGGAGTGCTGAGAATTGGTTGCACTCGCTGCACATGCCACGGGAAGCGGCTAACGCGGGGAACGTAGCCTTTGCTGAGTCACCCTCAAAGCTGGTCGCTGACAGGTTCACGGTGATGAAGCCGGGGCGCTACCTGACCAAGTTCTTCGGGGGGCGCTTGTCCGAGGGGGATATCAAGCTGTGGGCCGAGCGGTATGCGGCCTTGTTCAAACCCGCGGAACTGCACTTTGCAGCAAGTGACGACAAGCGCGACTGGCAGCGGGTGTATGCGGAGGGGCCGCAGTCCTGCATGAAAGGGAGCGAGGACGTGCATATCTATGCACACGAGAAGTCTGTCCTGCGTCTGGCGTACATGATGAGGGAGAAAGAAATCATCAGTCGTTGCATCGTGCGGGAGGACATCAAGGAATACATCAGGGTGTATCCGTCGAGTGATTGCATTGAGCATACCCAGCTACGTGTGGCACTGGAGGCGGCGGGGTATACGGCGGGTTCGTTGATGGGTGTGCTGCTGGACGCGCATAACTACGAGGGGCGTGACAACAAATACACCTGTCCTTACTTGGACGCGGGGAATGGCAACGGGCCACACTTGGAATACGTCCGCGTTGAGGGCAAGGGCTACCTTCGTGTGCAGTCACGCGGCATGGACGGGCAGACGCAGAACGGGTATGTGTCCGACGAGCCGGAGATGCGGTGTAACGACTGCGAGGATGGCATGGACGAGGATGACTCGGTCTACATCGAACGGCATGACTACCATGTGTGTTCAAGCTGCGCGGACAGCAACTACCAGCAAGCAATCGGACGGCGGGGGGATGATGTGCTGGCGCAGGAAGATGACTGCGTGGAGTGCGAGACGAATGGCACTTGGTATCTTGAGGAGTATGCCAACAGCAACGGGGTGTATCAGTGTGAGATCAACGGCAATTGGTATAAGGACGAGGACATGGTGACAACAAGCAGAGGCATGGTGTTTACGGATGAGGCTGTCGAGTTGGCAGTTGAGGACAGCGACGGTAACAACTGGGCTGCCAAACGGGACACCGTGACTACGCATGACGGACGCGTCATACACGAGGACGATGCAGTGCTGAAGACTGTTTACTTCCACAAGGATGATGACATCGAGAACGACCAGACACCCGCACTGCCCCAACAACAAGTAGCTTAAGGAGAATGAGTATGAAACGCTTGCAATCAATGCTGACTTACTGCCGTCCACACGGCGGCGAGGGTGAGAAACAATTCGTGGAACGCTTCATCCGTCCGTATGAACCCGAGGAGATCAAGGACGATCTGGGTGAGGTGATGGCATACAAGGTGCAGGTAGGTGAGGTGAAGGACGCACCTGTGTTGTGGTGTTCGCACGTAGATACGGTGCATATTCAAACGGCACCGGTCAAGCAGACCATCGTGTATGACGAAGGGTGCGGCATGATCTACAAGGATGACAAGACTATGCCGCTGGGTGCTGACGATGGCGCAGGGGTGTGGATGCTGCTGGAGATGATCGACGCTAAGGTGCCCGGCACATACTTGTTCCATCGGGGTGAGGAGCGCGGTGGCATTGGGTCAGGTGCTATCGCGGTTCTACACACGGCGTTCTTGGAATCGTTCAAGTGGGCGATAGCGTTTGATCGTCGTGGAACTGGTGACGTGATCACTGAGCAGTTTACGGGTGAGACCGCGTCTGTTATGTTTGCACAGGCGTTTGCTGATGCGTTGGCGTTGGACTACAAGCCCTGTCCTAACGGGGTGTTCACGGATACTGCCAACTACGCGCACATCATTCCCGAATGCACCAACATCAGTGTAGGGTATGACAACGAGCATACGCCCGGAGAGACGCTGGACGTGTGGCACTTGGTGCAGTTGCGTGATGCGGTGGTAGCTGCGTTCAGCAAGGGCGTTGATGATCTGCCTGTGCTGCGCGACCCCGCCGCATCATGGAACAGATGGTCACCGAAGGTGACGGACTACGAAGCGCAGCAGTTCGGTGGTGTGGACGGAGAGCCTACGTGTGCCACAGAGGTGTTGGACATGAGGTATCGGGACTTGGTGAAATACATCAAGGCCGCACATCCAGAGGACATCGCTGACTTGGTGATGGGGCTGGCAGAGGAATCCTTTTACAAGGATTATGAAGACGCAACAGTAGAAGATGCACCGTTAACCAACTGGAAGTATTACTAAGAGGAGAATTGGGTGACTGACAAAGAGAAGGAGGAACATAGGCTAAAGATGAAACGTGCAGAACGAGCGCGGTATCGTGCGAAGTATCCAGAGCGCATAGCCGTGCAAGCAAAAGAGTATAAAAAGAAAAATCCGGAGCGTATAAAGGAAAAAAAGAAGCGGTATTACTTGAAATACCCAGAGAAATTACGAGCGAAGATTGCTCGTTACCACGCACGTTACCGAGAGCGTTATCCAGAAAAAGTAAAGCTGGAGAAAACCAAAGCGCGTGTTAGGAAGCTGTTTGTAGGTGTAGTAGATGTAGAAATAAAGAAGTTGTTAGTAGAAACCAAAATGCTTCAAATTAAACTAAAACATATCACATCGGAGAAAAGCAAATGAAGAACATAGTTGAACTGAGAAACGAACTGATCACCATCTTTGATCAACTGAAGAAGAAAGAGATCAGCCACGCGGATGCCAAGGAACTTAACAACTCAGCAGGTAAGATCATCAACTCGATCAAGGTTGAGTTGGAATACGCGGGGTTGTGCAAAGTAACCCCCAGCATCGAGTTTCTTAACGTAACTGCTAAAACTAAGTAAGCGTAAGCCTGAGTCACGGCAGGTAGCCCGTGAACGGTAGCGAAACCGAGTTGATGCAGCAAGAAAGCATCTAGCGTGAATGAGCCGGTGTTTGACCAGATCGAGCCGGTAAGGAACTCGCAGCACGAAATGGCGCACCTAAAACCAATTCCCCTACGGTGCATGGGGCTTATCAAAGGAGAGGAAATGAGCGTTAAATTTGAAGTGTGTTACCCGTCCACCGCGACGGTAGTTAAATCCTTCAGGACATTGAAGGCCGCGAAGCAGTTTGCCAAGAGCATGACAGAGAAGGACTTGCCATTCCTTGTCATGCCGTGGGACGAAGGCTTCTGCCCGATAATTAAACGAACGGAGGTGAGGGTATGAGAGCACACGATTGGGAGGAAGCAATGAACGCGCTAGCAGATGAACGTGCCGATTTATGGACGGCGCTGGACAACCTGTGTAGCCTGTGGACGTTGGAAGCACCGTTGTGTTCGATAGAGGACAGCGTTTATAGAGCAAGAGAAGTGTTAACCAGAACAGCAATCCCACAGGAGGGTTAATGGAGTTACGTGAAGATGAAGTTGAAGCACTGTTGAAGTTAGAGGGTAAGACTTTGCGTGTGTTGGTGAATGAAGACCTGCTAGCACAAGCGGGGCAAAGGTATACCGCGTTAATTCGCGGACACTTTGAAGACATCAATGACCAGAGGACTATTGCACGAGCAGCAGACACAAGGTTAGAGGCGATTCACGAGGTATGGGAGGCGTATAAAAACTATTACGAAGCCCCCGTGGAAGTTAAGAACAGTGAAGGTTCTTACTTTCAAAATGCAATGGGTAACGTGTATCACACTATGATTGATTTACTTAAAGGGAAGAAACCATGAGTGATGCTAATGTAGTAGATGTATTGTCGTTGAACGAGGCAACTGATCTGGTGCAGCATACGGGTCAGGATGTTTCGTATCTGTTTTTGGGTGAGATGGGCATCGGCAAGTCGCACATGCTCTATGAGTTGGGCAAGCGGATGCCGGGGCATCAGTGCATGTATGCCGAGGTGCCGACGTTCGATACGTCCGACATAACTGGTGTGCCGTTCACTGAGGTCATCAACGGAGTCAAGGTCACGCGCTTCGCCCCCAACTACATGCTGAACATCCAATCCGATAGGCCGGTCATGTTCATGGCAGATGAGATTGGTAAAGGCACACGCCCTGTGCAGAATACGTTCTTGCGTTTGTTCCACGAGCATAAGATCGGTGAGTTCTCGTTGCCCAAGGGTAGCTGTGTGTTCGCTACGTCCAACCTTGCAGTCGAGGGGTTGGGTGATCATGTGCAGGAACACTTCCGCAATCGCGGGTCAACGATTGAAATCAGGAAGCCAACAGCAGAAGAGTGGATCATCTGGGCTATGGCTAATGGTATTCACCCAGTGATCATTGCATGGGTGAAGAAGTTCCCGCGTTGTTTCGCGTCGTATCGGGACGGGGACGGGAACCCGTATATCAACTACCCAACCAAGCCTAGCAAGGCGTTCGTATCGGGGCGCAGCTTGCACAAGGCCAGCCACATCATGTGGAAGCGGGAGAAGTTGCCCAACCATGTGACGAGGGTAGCTATTGCCGGATGTGTGGGCGCACCCGCAGCGAATGACATCATGACCTTTGCTGATACCTATGACCGCTTGCCTTCGTGGGATGCGATTGTAGCGTCACCGGATACAGCGTATGTGCCTGACAACAAGGACTTTGCGGGTAACTTCGTGTCGGTATTCAGTGCGGTGTCGTTGGTGGATAGGAAAACATTCACGCCGTGGATGTCGTATTGTCAGCGGTTACCCAAAGAATATCAGGGGGTGTTCGCATTGAATGTTCTTACGTCCCCGGCAAGAAGTGTGGCGTTGAACAATCGGGCATTCGTGACATGGGCTACGCAAAATCACTGGATGGTATAGGGAGGACGTATGAACGAGTCAAACCTGACTGAAGAAGAAAGGGTGCAGAAATGCACCCTCGCACTACTGATGCACCCCAAGTATCGAAGCCTCGCGGGGATACTGATGATGGGGGATACAACGGTGGAGGACGATGCTGCCACATGCCCCACTGCCTACACGGATGGGGTCAACACCAAGTATGGCAGGGCGTTCTGTCGGACATTGTCCGACGCGGAGTTGAAGTTCCTTATTCTCCACGAAAATCTCCACAAGGCGTTGCTGCATCTGATTACGTGGTCATGGATGTGGAAGGAAGATGCGGAACTGGCGAACAGAGCCTGTGACTACGTGATCAACTTGTTGCTGGTGCTGTCCGACGCTGGGGAGAAGTTCATCAAGATGCCAGCGAACGGCGCGTTTGACGAAGCGTATAAAGGGTTGGATGCCGGTGACGTATTCCGGTTGTTGCAGCAGAACAAGAAAGATGGCAAGGGTGGGGATTCACCGAAGGGTTTTGACCAGCATGATTGGGAGAAGGCTAAGGGCAGACCCGCGCAAGCAGTAGAAGAAGTCACCAAGCAAGTAGAGCAAGCGTTGCAGCAGGGCAGCATCTTGGCGGGTAAGTTGGCTGGGGGGCTTGATCGTGCAGTGCGTGAGGTGCTGGCTCCCAAGGTGGACTGGGTCGAGGAGATGCGGGACTTCGTGACTACCTTGTGCAGTGGCAAGGAGATATCCACATGGCGTAGACCCAACAGGCGGTTGCTCGACAGCGGTATCTACCTGCCCTCGCATATCAGCGAGACCGTTGGGCGGGTGGGTATTGGGAATGATACGTCGATGTCCATAGGCGACAAGATACTGTCACGGTTCTTGTCGGAGACCGCAGCAATGGCGCAGTTGGTCAGGCCAGAGGTGGTCGATCTGCTCTATTGGGATACGAAGGTAGCCGCGCACGAGAAGTATTCCGAGGGTCAGTATGAGATGTTGGCGCAGTCCACGAAGCCCAAGGGTGGGGGTGGCACAAAGCCGTCGTGTGTCACGGACTATCTGGCTGCAAACCGCATCAAGCCCGAGTGTTTCATCATGCTGACTGATGGTGAGGTAGGTAACGATTGGGGCGGGGTGTGGCCTTGCCCTGTGTTGTGGTGCATCACGAGCAAACGCATTACTGCTGGTAACGGCAGGACACTTTACATAGGAGATTGATATGGCTAGCAAGAACCGAGCGTTACTGAAGATCGGGTATATGACGTTTGTAATGGAGACGAAGGCAGCAGCAGCAATTTTCCCGTTGTTAGTGGATAGCGGGATTGAGTCGTATGACACGCATTGGAACCCGGAAACAAAGGAGTCCGAGCCGCGAGTCAAACCGGCTGATGTCGGTGCAATCTCGTTGCAGATAATGCCGGAAGAAACGTATGCAATGGGGAAATTACTTTACGCAGCAGAACTTGCAACCAAAGAAACCAAGGAGAAATAAAATGAGTCTTGCAAACGATAGCATGTTGGTTAATCTGACCATCTCGGTATGGTCAGGCCGTAAGTTGGATCGTCAAGTGTCCGAAGAAGTAGACGTTGCCAAGCACACCAAGACCCGAGCGGGTAACTACAACAAGAACCTCTTCGCAGGGGTTGTTGAGTTGGAGATGGTTCACTCGGTGTCGAAAGCAGTGCGTAATTGGCATCAACGTCAGACGTTGCCTTGGTCTGATGGTGGTGAGCGGTTACTTACAATGCCTAACTTCCTTGACTACAAGCGCGACCTATCTGATTGGGAACAGAAGTTTAGCGATACGGTGAAGGACTTCTGCACCAAGTATTCCACGTTGATTGCGGCACAGGCGTTTCAGATGGGGGCGTTGTTCAACCGCGATGAGTATCCGACGATAGATACGATTGCTCATAAGTTCCAGCTTGGGTATACTTTTTCCCCCGTGCCTGATGTGGGGGATTGGCGCGTCAAGGCTGATGATTCCCTGCGCCAAGAGTTAGAAGCACAATATAAGAAAGTCTACGATGACCGGTTGGGTAACGTCACTAAGGACTTGTGGGATCGGCTGCATGGGTGCCTCATACATATGAGTGAACGTCTAACGGATAAGGACGGGGACAAGCGCAAGATATTCAGGGACAGTTTGCTGGGTAACGCGGTTGACCTGTGTTCCTTGTTGTCGAAGCTTAACGTGACCAATGATCCTGCGTTAGAGACGGCGCGTAGGGAATTAGAACTGGCGATATGCAATGTCGATGTTAAGGACTTGCGTGAAAGCATTGGTGCGCGGCAGGAAATTAAGACGCAAGTGGACGATATCCTTAAGAAGTTCAACTGGTAGGGGAATGTATGGCTACGACACCGGAAGGAAAAGTGAAGGCGAAGGTAAAGAAACTACTGGATGAGATGAAGGTGTATTACTTCTGCCCTGCAACGGGGGGATACGGACGGTCAGGTATCCCTGACTTCATCTGCTGCTACAACGGGAAGTTTCTTGCCATTGAGTGCAAGGCAGGTAAAGAGATGCCCACCGCACTTCAGACGCGAGAGTTACAGCGGATAGATGCAGCAGGGGGCGAGGCGGTTGTTGTCAGAGAAACGTCGATGGATAACTTTGTTAAATTCTTAGGATTCTTCAAATGACCCAAGCTGAATTCCGCGTAGTCCTTGAGAAGTTTATGACCGCACGTAAACGCTACTTCGACACACGCACTGCTGTTGCATCCAAGGCATGGAAGGCGGCTGACTTGGAGTTGGCATTGGCATACAACGCATATATGAAGGGAAAGAAATGAACGACTACCTAAAAACACATCTGGCACTGGCAATAGCCTACCTGCGTAGCCGGAAAAAGTATTTGCTGGATAGATGCGAGTGGGTGCCGACAAATGCAGCAAGCACTAATGTCGCCGCGACAATGGCGCAGTATCGGGAGGAGATGAAATGATTGATCGTCTGACATTCCGCAGGCTTGAGAATGGTTTTACTGTGCGCTACCACATACAGGATGACACAGAGCATGGTAGGGGTGGCGAGAGATTCTTTGCTACGAAAGATGAGGTAGGGGCTTTTGTGTTTGACTTGTTGGAGGTAAATTTAGGGGAGATAAAATGAGCGATGAAACGACAGCCCGGCATTGCGAAGCGTGTGGTCAAGTCAAGGTGCCAGACGACTACTGGCAGCGCAAAATTACTTACTGGCAAGACCTCGCTGTAGCCAACAGAAAAGTTGCGGAGGACAACCAGACCAGACTCGCCGCCGTAACTAAGCGTAGGGACGAGTGCAGCAACGGATGGGACGAAGCTCTAGCGCAGCGAGACAAGGCGGTAGCGGATGCGGATCATTTCTTTGCGTGTTGGCAAGATACGCTAGAGCAGCGCGACAAGCTGGCGGTCGCGTTGAAATGGTTAGACGCAGCAGGAAATTTGGGCTTAGACAAACACGCCAGAATTCGCGAAGCACTGAAGGAGTGCGGGAAATGAGCCGCGCCGACATAATCGACAGATATTTTAAAAAGAAAGGAGTGCGGGAAATGAACCCAGAACAAAGGAAACGGGTGGCTGAGATTGCAGCTAAAGCCTGTCTGGAATTCGGTGTGAATTATGACGGCGTATCTTTTGCCGCCGAGGAAGCTATCCTCGCCGCGCTTGCTGACCCGCTACTTGATGGGCGGGAGTGGTTGCCGATTGAGAGTACGCCGAAGGGGGAATGATATGACACTATCCGCGCGAGTAATGCAAGGTGAACGCTGCCCGACTTGCGGGATGACCTCGCCGGTCTTTACCACCAATCCCACGCAGCCTCCGAAAGATTTGGGCGATGAAAAAGGATTAGAGATGAGTACTCAACTGAGCCATGCACTTGAACGCATCAAATTGCTTGAGGTAGGACATGAAAAGTTGGAGGCGCATATTAAAGAGGTGCGTCTTAGCTCGTATAACTCGGCGCTGGAACAAGCGGCGAAGGTGTGCGATTACATGATGCTCCGCAATACTCTTAAAGATTGTGCCGCAGCGATTCGGGCGATGAAAAAGCTATGAGCCGCGCCGACATAATCGACAGATATTTCAAAAAGAAAGAAGGAGTGCGGGAAATGAAAGAAGAACGCATGAAAACAAAAATGACTCTAGCAGAGTTGCAAAACATGGAGCGCATGGCTTACAACATTTCATTTGCAAAAAGTATGAAACGCGGAGATGCAAAAGACATTGAGAAAGAATTGCTTGAATGTATCAACGAATGGCTGCGCGGAGATGATGCGCCAACAAGATTGAAACGGGAGAAGAACGGTGGCTAAATTACCTTACATATACACGATCTGCCCCCCGAACGACGCACCAAAACTATTCACCGCTGCATCACCGGCGATGCTAATGATGGTTAAGCAGAGTTTAAACGGTGATCTGACGATTGACCAGAGGCGAAACGGCGCGTGGCAGTCGTGGGAAGGAAGGCCGATGGGGGCGAACATTGAAGACCTGATGGAAGCGGTGATAAAGGAGCGCACGAAATGAGCATCTGGGATAGTCTTTGCGAGGAAAAGTTGATGGACTGGGGCATCGTGGACAGGCACAGAAAACGGGCTTATGCGGAGGGGTTCCGTGATGGTGTGCTAGTGGGTAGTTTAATTGTCGTAGGTCTTGGAGGAGTGCTGGCGCTATGGATAAAGTAAATGATAGTTTGATTGATCGGTTGCGGACTGATGCCGAGTGGTTTGCGGTTCCGTCTAGCCATGACGATCATAATGAACTGTGGGAAACCCGCGACTTGTTGCGCGAAGCCGCCAACGCACTTGTTGCACAGAATAAACCCTGCACTGACGCAAAAGAAATGGGGCATGGTTGCTATCGTGCAGTCAAAGCAGAGAACGAACTCGCCGCGCAGAAGGAGCAGTATCGCGTTCTGACGGATGAGATGCTTGTGATGATGGATGAGCGTAACGCTGCGGTGTTGGATTCGGAACGGTATCGGTGGCTGCGGGTACAAAGCTGGTTTTGCTCACCGCTTGCGGTAGTCACCAAGCCGATAGAAGCAATAAAACTTGGTTACGATTGTCCGTCACGCGACAGACTTGATGCATTAATTGACGCTTCTATGAGGGAGATGAAATGACGGACATTCGGCATTGCGAAGCGTGTGGGCAAGTAAAGTTTCCAAGTGATCACTGGCAACGCGAACTCGCAGCACAGAAGGAACATTACCGCGTCTTGGAGGAGGAGATGCTAGTCGTTAATGACGAGAGGCTCTGCGCTACATTGGATGCGAAGGAGAACATGGATATAGCCAATGAGTTTAAACTCACGATGGAAGAGTATCGTCAACGTGCGGAGGCGGCTTATGTTGAGTCGGCGCGGTTAGTAAAAATGCTGGCACTAGCTGATGAGCAAATAAAAGAAAACGTCAAGGTGTTGGGGAT